TGGACGTAAGGATTAAACAGGAGCATGTTCCGCTTGATCGAAACGGTTTGATCCGGCAAGAGCGTCTTAACGCCCTCGATCGGTTCGCCGTTGACCGTCTGGATTGGCTTTCCGTCCCAGTCCTCGTCTATCTCCTCTTCGGTCTCAACGTCGTCCCAGTCGATTCTAGGAGGGGTGAATAGGGGGTTGTCCTCATTCTCGCTTGGCCCTAGTTCGCCGCTGTAATCGATGTTCAACTGCCATAGGATAAGGCTTTGGCGCGACAAAGAAAAGTTGTCCGCAAAAGCATACGGGAACTGATCGCTGAATCGATCGCCCTCAAGGATGCCCGTTGATCGGTAGCAATCGTACTCATTAGCCGTTGGCGTCGTGAGGATCTGAAACGCTCGCTGTAGCTTGATCGATCGCTTGCGGAATTTGTCCGTCAGGCTGATCGATGAAGTCGGCTTGGACCACATTTCAGTCACTTCGATTATGTTGCTCATCCAACAAACTCCAATTGTAGAGCGTCTGCCCCCTGGGGCTTGGATTGGTTCTTAATCGCTTCGGCAACAGCATCGAGCCGTTCGACGGTCTTGAGCGTGTTGGCCGCAATATCCTTTTGGGTGTCTTCATTGACACCCCTGGAAACTAGCCGCTGCTCGACGCTCATCAATTGCGGCTTTTCGGCAAGCTTCTTGGCTAGCTCGCCTTGTTTCTTTTGCCGGTCTAATGCTGCTTGCTCGGATGCGATTCGAGCCGCTGCCTCTTTCCCTAGGCCCTGTTGTTCAAGCCTGAATCGGTTCGCTGCCTCTTCGCCCTCTTCGAGCAAGATTTTTTGCTCTTTGATTCGGTCGGTTTCGCTGGCCTGTAAATCCGCGATGCGTTGAATCCTTTGGGCCTCTTGGTCGTCGTCCTTTTTCTTCGCGTCGGCCCGTTCTTTTTCTAGTCGCGTTGCTTGCTCGGCAAATACGATCCGTTTAGCGTTCGCTTCGTCGATACCCTCATCGGAAAGTTGAGCCATCCGAGCCGCTTCGACGCCCTTGGTTAGTTCAATGTAAGCGTAGTTGTTTTTCTTTAGCTGCGACTCGATGGAGGCTTGCGTTTGTTTGGCTTTTGCCGCTGCTTCATCCTCAGCTTTCTGTTGAGCCTTGATAGCCTTGAGGTTATTCGCTCGTTCGCCGTAAACGTCGGCCAACGCCCATTTCTGTTTCTCCAGGCTTGCTATCGTTGCGTTGTATTGCTCGTTTTCCAGTTCGAGCATAGCAATAGCTTCATCATTGCTCATAATCCTCCCATCTTCGCTAACGGTAGGAATTAATACCTCTCCTTTATCTGTCCCAATGCTCATTGAGCGAACTGTAGAGATAGACCCATCAGCGTTCTTAACAACAGGACGATTATTTAAATCAATGTTTCCAGCCTCCACTTGACCTTCTGACATTTGCTGTTGAGAAGGTTGTTGTACATTAGGAAGGTCAGCAAATGGATCACTCTCGTCTAAAGCAACAGAAGATTGTCCAACATTAGGAAGATCAGCAAATGGATCGTCAGATTCTTTTAATCCAAGGCTTGTATAAGCCCCCTCTCCTTGTGGAACTTTTCCATAACCAGAAAGCAAATCACTAACCCCTTTTGCTGTTTTAGGAATCTTACTAGATGGTATTTGACCAATTGGAACAATGTTTCTGGTTCCAGATGCCCCTTGGTATTGAGAAGGAGTAGTGTAAATATCTAAAACATTTGGATTTTCGTTCCCATGCTTGTCTCCTGCGATAAACACCTCATTGGTATCTCCATCCCTAAAGATAGTTCCAATAGGATAAACACTTGGATTTACGGCAACAACCCCCGGAGTTAATTCATTTTCCAAAGAACCAACTCCTCTAGCTGTTCCGGGATCATACAATTCATCACCCTTCCTTCCACCAAGCACACGTCTTGGTATGCTGTATTGAGTTACAGGAGTAGCAGAAGGCATTGCAGTAGCAACGCCTCGTTCTCCCCCTCCTTGGTTTACATTCGGAAGGTCGGCAAAGGGATCTTCATCCATAGTTTAAGCTCCTGTAATAGCATCAACCTCATCTTCGTCCTCCATAGCATCATCTTCCTCATCTAAAGTTCCTTGAGCCATGCCACCTGTTCCAGTAGCGGCAGGAAGCATAGATGTTGATGGATTCATTTGGGCGGCAGGAGGATTAGTTGCTTGCGAGGGATTCCTCATTTGTTTCAGCAATTCATCAAGTTTTTGTTGAACTGCTTTGGGGTCTTTCCCGCTTTTAATAGCCTGTTTTGCTTTATTAATCAAGTAATCTTCATTACTGGCAGAAGTTTGTGCGGCTTTAATTGTGCTTGGAGCCACTTGATTAAACCTTTCTTCCATTGTCTTAAATTCTTCAGAAATTGGATGACCTCCACGCTTGCCAAGAAAGGGAATATCCCATTGACCAACCATTCCTTTTGGATTGTTTTTGAGTTGTTGTTGCAAGCCAGAAGTTGTTTGGCCAAGTTGAGCAATCGCATTTTCAAAATTTGGGTCGCTAAATTGTATTCCCTGATCAGCAAGATCCTGTTTATAGGTATTATATTGTTGAATTGCGGCAACAAACTTATCTGCTTTTTCTTTGTCTCCAGTAGGATTAAGGAAATCTGCAACATATGACCCAGCCCCTTCAACTCCATCTCCTCCACTCCAAAGACTTTGTGTTGCACCTCTATATTTAGTAACAAGATTTGCCTGTTGGCTAGGAGTCATCACGCTTCCTCTTGTTGGCAACCCTTTCCAGTTTGGGTTAACAGCACCAGTATTAGGGTCAATAAATCCGGGGTATTTTGCCAACAAACCAAGTGTTCTTCCTTGTGTATATGCTTGCGTCCTAGCCAAATGTGATGCCTGTTGCATTCCAGACATCATGTTTTTCCCCATTCCAGCAGTAATGGGGTTTTGCGAGGCAATGTTTGCGGCTTGAATTATGTCAGACATCCCACTTTCATCGCCAGCAGAAATCCTTTGCATTCCAGCCTGATACTGTTGTTGCAACATGGGCAACATGGCTTTAGCGGATTCAGTTGCCGCATGAGTCTCAATAGCACTAGAGATTTGCTGACCAAGGCCAGCCATTGAATTAATGACTTGCTGGTTGCCTTGCTGGATTGGCGAGAAATTGTAGTATCCGATAGCCATAAGATTATGCTCCAGTTCCAAATTGTCCCCATCCGTACTTCTGTTGAACATCTAGCGGAGCAGAAGATAAAGGAACCATAGACCCTGCAAATTGCGCCGCAGGAAGCCCTCCTATTGTTGCCTGATACCCACGACCAGATGGAGATAGACTATTTAGGTATTGAGATTTATCCAATGCCCCATATGCTTGCATACCCATCTGCCCCAATTGCATTCCAAGTTGCGATTGCTGTTGGTTTGCCAGTTGATTAGCCGCATATTGATTCATTGCGGCTTGGTAGGCACTCTCTGCACTTTGCATCCCAAGTTGCCCCATTGACAATGCTTGTCCACTAGCTTGCAATCCAGCTTGCATTCCTATTTCTGGACGAACAACCATTTGGTTAGCCAGTTGTTGCCATGTTGGGGCGGCACTTAATCCAAATTGGGAAAGCCCAAGGCTAGTCTGCCCAATGTTCCTAGCAAAGTTTTGAGGGGCTTGCCCACCACCAGAGAAAAGATTGAATCCACCACCAAGATTCTGCGCTACTTGACGATTGATATTTTGCTGAACATCAAGAGGAATTTGCCCTTGGATGTATTGGTTAATTTGGTTTTGCGCAAGTTGCCGTTGTTGGCTAGACCCCGGAGTAACCCTGTTCTGATTGCGAATATTGGCTTGGGTTCCAGCCCTAGCAAAATCAATTCCCTGTTGTTGTGCTTGGTTAAATATATCGGCAGAGTTTTGCAACATCTGATCTGGAGTATATTGATAATTCCAAGAAGGAAGACCAGAACTAGTAGATTGACCTCCTCCAAACAATCCCGACCCACCAAGTCCACCAAGAAGACCGCCAGCAACAGCACCAACAGCAGTACCTACACCGGGAACTATTGATCCAAGTTTTGCTCCAGTCATTGCGCCACCTAGCGCACCTCCTGCGGTTCCCATTGTTGAAAATGCCATATTATTGTTTGTGTAGGTTAATAAGGCCAAGTTGCGCCGTCATCCCAAGCATATGTGGGAATCAGAGCGTTTAGCATCATGTTGTTAGGAAATTGTCGAATCGTACTGCCAGTAGGTTCTTCCTTATCAGCAGTTTCCCTGTTTACTTCAAAAATCGCATTCTGTAAAGAAGTTGCATAAAGCTGATCGCTACCTTTGTTCTCACGATAGACTACTGCCATTACAGCAGAAATCATTGCCTCTGGAGTAAACTCTACTTGATCAGTAAGATCGTAAAGGTCTTGGTAGTTTTTCTTGCAATATAGAATTACCGAATCCCTAACACGACCTTGGACGGCATACCTACGGAAAGACGGGTTTATATCATAGGGTTGATATACAGAAAGAAGCATCCTTGCTGGTGCATCTGTATCATAGGCATACAACCTAACCCTTCCTTGGGTTTGGGGTTTGGTGCATTGGAATACACTCTTAAAGAAGTTTACAGAATAGGCATAGTCAGGAGCCATTCCCAAAACAATCGTTTCCTTAATCCTAGTTCCATAGGCATTTTCCCCAAAGAAAGTAACTTCTTTGCCAGCATCAAGAGGAGATTCAGCTTCTACGCACAGTTTGTATGGGGCTTGCTCGTAGTTCTGGTAAGTAACGTGCTTGCCTCCAATCTCAATAAACTTCTTGTTGCCACCATTCCACCCATAGGCTTGCCCCCATCCATTGCCATTGCCATATCCACCAGAGCTTGCATCACCCCAATTGTTTTGAGGGATGCTCTGATACCATTCATTGCCAAGGGATACTGGTTGCCCATCAATCCATGCCAACCTTACTTGCTTATAAAGACTTGGTAGTGTCAGAATTGCATTAACGCAAGCAATGCAAACATACTCGCAAGTTGCATCTGTATCCGTTTTGTTCCAAAGCAAACTCCTTGCCTTGTTCATATACTGCAATTGCACCGTTTGATTGCAAGTGCCGCTATTCCCTGCATAGGGCTTAATAGCGTTCAGAATATATGCAACATCGTACAGCATGGATTGATACGGTTAGATTCCTCTACCCATTCCTTTGCCCTTGGCATAACCACGGGCAACGGCTTTGGAAGGGCCAATTTTTCCTTTTCTGGCTTCCATCTTGAGGGAAGGAGAAGACTTTGCGTGAAGCATCTTCTTCCTCATCCCTTTTTGGGTAGCCATATTAAAGGAAATCGCAAGCAAATGGAGTACCACGCCCCATCGAAGTCTCATGGGCAGGGCCGCCTACAGAAAATGCTTTCTGTGTTTTCTCGCCAATGGATTTGATTCGGGCAGTCCTCGCATCTTGGTATGCACGAATTGCAGGAATGTTCCCTGTAATCTGCATCTTTTGCATGGGCTGTGGTGTGGGATGATCAGAGACAATCCCACGCTCGGTTTTGTCAACCGTGTATTGGACTCCGTGAGATGACATATTATTTCTTGGAGTGACCACGACCCGGAGAAGAGGGTTCGGGCTGGAGTTTTCCGCTGTAGAAAATACCAGAAAACTCATTACCACGGGGGTTGTTTCCAAGGTTTTCTTTGGCGTGTCCACGGGTGGAGGAGCCTTCGGATTGTAGTTTTGGCTGGGTAGCCCTGTTAGTGTCCTTTGCCATTTTGTGTTGGGGTTAGGGGTTATGTTTGGTTTGTGATTAAGTTGTAGTAAGAGAAAAAACTTGCCAGTTAATGTCTGAAATAGCGTCTGTTCCATCTATATCGTATCTTAAAGAAAACCCTGTTGTTAATTTTGTTCCAGTAACAATTGCCCACGTTTGTGGAGTTGTTCCAGTATTTGCGGTTTGAGTTGATACAAACTCAATATAAATTTGGTAATTTGCCGTAGGCATAGGTGTTGAAAACGTAATTGGAACAACACGAGTCCCTGTTACTGGAGAAACAATTGTTCCGCTTCTAACGTTGCTTGTTAAAGCATCATATTGATTCTGCAAATCCAGCAATTCTTGATTAATGGTAGCAATTTCAGATGGTGTAACCTCACCAAGGCCGGGGATGTTTACCGTCCCGTTGTTTAAATATAGCTGAATAAAGCTATTAAAAATATCACTCCACCTACCTTCTGGACAATAATTTGCTGGGACTGTTGGAAACAACAGTTGAGCAGGAGAACTTTGATTGTTCATAGGTTGCTAATTTATATATTGGTTTTTCTTTGTTTGCAATAGTTTTATCCATTGACGGATGCAACTTCATTAGGAAGCGGAATAATCCTGTAATAATCCAAATCAGCCACACAACTACAAGTTACTGGTTCTGGATTGTTATAGAAAGTATCTGGGCAATATCCTTGCGGAAGATCAATCCTATCATTGAAAACAATGGCAAGCCTTATTCTGTCCACAATACAAGATCCAGCTATATCAACTTTAATTTGAAACTCCGTTCCTCTTTCAATAGGAATATCATTAAACTTTTCGCAATTATTTGCATTAGGAGAAGGCAACCTTATTTGCTCATATCTTGGTTGAGAAATTACTGGAGTGCAGTTGCTTGCGTCAAAATTGCATTTGTCCAAACCAACAGTTATTGGTTTTAAAAACTCGTTGAAACAAAAATACGAATCTGGTCTAAATTCACAAGCTACAGTTACTTCTTCCTTTAGGTTGGAAATCCATATCTCGCCACCAACAAGTTGTTTTCTAACAAATTTGCTTGCTCCGGGGTTTGGCGTAAAATCAAACCTCTTGGTAATGAAATAAGATTTGATCGGGACGCTTCCGTATTGAACAGAGTAATCATCAACGCCAGTAGCTAGAACACTACTGTTTTGCAGTTCATAGAGACGATTTACGTTGTCGGCATCAAACGAGAAAGCAAACCCACGTTGAACACCATTAATTTGTGCTGATGCAAGTTGTGTTGGTTGCGGCCCTTCCCATAGACCATTCCACCGAGTAGGAAGTTGAGAGCTAGGATTGATTGCGCTTTCCCTTTCCACATCCAGAACAATCATTGCCCTGCTTGGACGATGGAGACCGCAAGTAGATGGACTTCCAGTTGATACCGTAAAAGGGGAAACAGTAGCAATAATGCGATTGTCAAAATACATAGCAGACTCAAACTGCCTCAACCAAGGAGTATCATAGTTTACCCAAGGCTGAACTTCCCTAGAGATTTTTTTGAAGGAAAGTGCCTGATAAAAATCTACTTGGGCATTGTTATAGAAAGCCCATCCATCATCAGACCTAAAATAAACATCGTTGTTTACACCGCAAAGGCTCCAAGGGGAACGGCATCCCCTACCAATAAGGGATACCTTTTGGATGTTGTTGGTTTGCCACGTTGTTCTTTCTTGTGAAAGATCCAAAGTGAAAGAACCATTTTCACAGAACACAACAAGTTCACCCTGTCCACGAACATTGATATTCAAGGATGGCATGACTCGCATTCCTGTAATTAACCCAAGACTTGCAGGAGGAGTAAAAGATCCACCTTCTGCCCAATAGGTTTGTTCAGTAAAGTTTTGAGTATTTGATGTAGTTGTAAATCCATTTCCGTAAATAATATCGGAAACATAAATATTGTTCTTGGCATCACTTACAGCAACTCGTCCGTATGCATATGCCATAATAGTACCAATCGGCATCTGTTGCTTAAATGGATTAAGCCTATAAATCGTATTTGTTTGTTCTGGAGTAATTGCTACGTTCGCTGAAGTAGTTGTTGCAATATTTGACCAAGGCGTTGAAGTGCCATCTGGATAAACACTACGCACCCGAAAAGAATAATTAATAATTGAAGATGCGGCGGTAAATGAATAAGAAACTTGCGGATATGATACTATAGCAATGGTGTAAAATACATCGCTTGGTGTTTGAACTTGAATTTCATTAGACACAGCACCGGGAGCATTAGTTGCCCAAGAAAGATTAATTTTATTCACGGCGTCTCCTTGTGCTTGCAAATTCGTAGGCTTTCCAGAAATGTCACCATCCCATGCAATAGCGTTTTGATACCCATTCTGGATATACATCCAATCTTCAGCTTGCACAAACCATGTGTGCATCATGGTTGGATCATTGCCGTCAATTAGTTTATAAAGAGTCCCTACATTATTTACAATTGAAAGGAAGTAGATTGTGCCAGCAACAGATACTACAAACCCATCAGCAGAATCTTGTTTAATTGATTTATAAGGCCACGCCCCTTGAAAGTTTCCTGTTTGGAAATCAGTTAAGATAGAAGGGTCTTGACCAAACGCTACCGAGATAGGGATTTCAGTAAACGGGGGGCGAGTAGAATTAATTCCCTGCCTAAAGGATCTATTTACGCACGAAGAAACAAAATTAGCGGGAAGAATTGAAGGATGCGTTTCTGCATCCATTGCAATTGTAACCGTTGAGCCATCATATACTCTCCCATCTTCTGCCATATTAGGCTATATTTTAATGCAATAAACCATTGCAAGGTTTACTGGCCTTGTTTCAGTATCTGTTCTTGGGGTTCCGCTAGTTCCATCAGTAACTGCTCCAGTAGTGTTTCCAGAAGTAATAAGGTTTGTTGTGGTTCCTCCCTGCAAAACGCCAGATAATCCCAATGCTTTATTGCCACTATGAAAGTGACCTTGGAATGCATCAGCTTGAACTGTTCCAATAACACCAGCGGCATATGTAATTCCTCCAGTTGTTTGCGTTCCAGATCCACGAATAAATAATCCAGAAAGATTAGGAACTGCAAAAGTTCCAGTACTTCCTCCATAAGTATTGGCAAGTAATGCACCTAGAGTTGGATATGCCGCAACAGTATAAACAGAACCATCGCACAGCAACCATCCAGCAGGAAGGGTTCCCGATGTTACATTATAAGCAAATGGCAAAACAGCACCAGAAGGCACAGCAGTAGCACCGCTTAAAATTGATACAGATTCCGCAATTGGGTTTCCGTTAGCATCAAAAGTAACAATGTTTCCAGAAGCGGCAGAAAGTTGGGCAACGGTTCCTGTATTATTCCTATAAACAAGACCAGTATTAGGAATAAGATTTTCAATAGTTCCCCAATTAACTGTGCTACCTCCAATTGGAACAATAGGGAAAGTTGCTTGAGTTACAGGTGATGTTGGCATTACTTCAACAACTTGTCCGTTATTTCCAGACAAAGCAGAAAGACCAAGAAGGTTTCCAGATGTTTGAGATGTTGTTGAAGGAGAAAGATAAACAGGGTTAGCCGTTGTTCCATTAGCCCAATTAATCAAACCAGTAGAAGCATTATAAAACAACAGGCTATTAGAAGCCAACGTAGGAACAGTATATTTGCAATAACTAGAATCCTCACCAACTACACGCTGAATCGTTCCCGTTCCAAGTGCGGTGCAAGTAGTAGGAAAGTTGGGATTGCAAGCAGAAGGAGCGTATTGAACGGTTCCTTGGCAACCGCATCCCCATCCATTATTAGAATTGCATGACATAATTTTTAGTTGTTAAGAAATAAAGTTACCAGAAGTTGTAAAAGTATGCACCCAAAAAGTTGCGCCATTTACTGCATAAGAAGTAACGGTTCCTCCAGTAGCAATTTGTGTTGGTGAATTATAGGAAACAATAACAATTCCGCTTCCTCCATTGCCAGCAACAAAAGAAGTGCCATCATTTCCTCCTCCACCACCACCAGTATTTGGAGTTCCAGATTGGGCTATAGTGCTTGTATTTACAAACCCGTTTCCACCACCACCATTCCCCCCAAGTGGCACGTTTGTTGGTGTTGAAATATTTCTGTTAGCTCCACCTCCACCACCACCGTAATATTTAATAGTACCATCATAAATTGTGCTGGCAATTCCAATTCCACCATTACCACCACCACCAGAAATAGAATTTATTCCATTAATTCCAACTCCCCCTGCGCCGCCACCACCACCAGATCCACATTGCCCTCCAA